TATGATGTAACAGTTATTACCGGTACCGGAGATAGCACCGATGTCGTTCTCTTCCTGCCGGATCTGCAGCTTATCAATATGCTGGCAAATAAAGTCTTCATACTGGCAGGAGATATAATTGCTCCGGGATACCTCCGTGGTGCCCATCGGATCCGCGGGATAAAGATCATCGGATGGATACAGATCATCAGCAGGATATACTCCCTCTATCATCTGCTCCAGCACCACATACCGCAGCTTACCATTTCGACCAATGTGTCCAAAGCAGCCGTTGATTTCGCAGATGGCTTCGATTACCGTTTTCCCCGGGAGTTCTCCCGGATCGATAGTTTTTTCTACCACCATATCATCGTTAATTAGTGTGATCTCTTCCTGTTCCACTCCGGCATAATTGCAAAAACTATCCCGGAACTGCCGAAGAGTTATCGGAAATGTCAGGCTGTTATACCACGCAGCCACATCTGTAATCAGGATGTCGTACATAGCATCGTATGCTACGATATCCCGATATCTTCTATCTGCCGTAGGTACATCAGAATCCACTTTATAAACTCCCATCATAAAAGGAGCCTCATCGGCTCCTTCCAATGTTACTGATACTGATATCTTTTTCCCTGCAAGAGGTACTACCCGTTCCCTGACCCTCAATTTGAAAGTACTCGCCTCACATCTGCCAAAACTTATTTCACTCTCTGAGCATAGTCTCTCTGTGAGTTCTGCGCTTTCACCTTTCCAGTCCTCCTCATTCAGCACACTTCCATCACTACATTCAATCTGCATTTTTTTTGAGACAGATGTGTCATTATAAATATCTTTATATTTGTAATCTACCATGTCTCCTCCTTAATACTCTATAAATGCAACACGCAGAGGTTTATACTCAAGCTCCATGCCGTTCCACGACTTCGTTTCTACTGTATAATTCGGCACATACATTTCTCCCGTCTTATATTCTCCGGTGTTCACATCAAAGTATGTGACTAATGCTTTCCTTTCCTTCACATTTATGTATGCAGTTTCCAGAACCTGCAGAAAATCTGTCATTTCTGCAGACTCCATAGGAATTGTATTGAACTCTATTTTGGTTGTATAATGGTCTGCGACCTCACGGTATAACTTATTCAATCCATTTCTGTCAGAATCCAAGTCTGCTCTCTGTTCCGGGCTTACCTTATAATTTTCGATATCCACATATTTCGAAATATCTGTATCTCCTACTTTTAACAGCCACCCTTGAAATGCCATCCTGCTGCCTCCTTATACATCCAGCAACAGGTAATTTCCAGTTGCTTTAAAGTACTCCCTGTTTATCTTTTTCAATAATTCCGCAAATTTCACGCCATTGATTTCTATCGTATTTCCAGAAGCTATAATTCTGATGATGGTCTCCAAAAGTGTAATGATCTTATCCAGCTTTTCCACGGAAATGGTTCCTCCAGATCCTGCCGCAGCCTGTGCTGCGCTCAGTGCCATTTTCTGTAACTTATCTTCCGGTGATACAATTTCTCCCTGATGCCTGTTATCACCGATCATGGCAAGCTGTGGCGTATTAGCCTTGACATATCCACCATTCCATAATTTAGGTATCTGCGGTGGATTACTCGGCATTTCGAAGCCCCAGTCTTTTCCCACCAGATCTCCTGCCTTCTTTGCTACGCTTCCGATTCCATTTACCACATTGCGTAGTGTAGAATATATCAATGAAATCATTGCATTCACACCATCAATGATCAGATTACATACTCCCTTGATAGATCCCCATATTGCTTGCCAGATTCCATCCGTAATTTTCTGTAAGCCTTCCCATGCCTTTTTCCAGTTTCCAGTAAACACTCCGGTGAGGAAGTCCAACAATCCTCCCAGTATTTTCATGGCTCCAGATATAATGTCTGACACGGTTGCGAATACGGTACTCATGATGTTTATCACAATGTCTGCCACCTGCTTGATTGTCGGTGCCAGATACCCGATAATTGGTTTGATTACGGTACTCCACGCGGTTGCAAGGAAATCGCCTACTGAGCTGATCAGATCAAGAATGTTATCCCATAGTGGTCTTAGATTTTCTTCCCATAATTCCTGTAACGCTTCCTTGGCATGATTCAGTACCGGCATCGCGATATCATTCCACAGTTCTAAAACCGTCTTCTTGATATCATTCCAAGCATCTACAATATTTCCAAAAGTACTGCTTCCCTGAGACTCCCACCAGTCCGTAAGAGAACTACCAAGTTCTCCCACAATCTCTCCTGTCAGTGATGCACATTCTCCACCGAAATCAAACAGATCTGTGAGCGTACCTTCTATCAGCTCTTGATTGTCTTTCATCCACTGGAATGTGTGTTCTGTAGAAATTTCAAACCCTTCCGCGAAGATTGTTCCCAGTGACATTCCAAATCCAGTACAACCTGTCAGAATATCATTGATTCCGTTTACAATATCAGGTCCTGCTTTATCCAGTGCCCCGAGCAGATTATTGTATATCTGCTCATTGATATCCGTAAGATTTGTAAATCCGTTCGCAATAGACTGGCTTACATCACTGCTCCAGGATTCTATCTTTTTCCTGTTGCGCTCCAGATAGCTTGCAATTCCATCCAGCCCTAGGTCTACCGCCTTGGCTGTAACAGCAATCTTATTTCCGATTCTGTTTCCGAGATATCCTCCCAGCGGATCCATGATTGTCTCAATGTTTCTGACTGTAGTTTTGGCCAATGGATCCATCTGAGCCATGATTCTTGAAAAATTATCCTTCAGATTTCCGAAATCAATCTTTTTCAGACCATTGTTGAACTGATCTGCAAAATTTTTGACACCGGGAATCTTGAATGCATCTGAGAGTTTTTTCGAAATTTTATCCACACTGGCTTCAACTTCCTGCGTGGAAGTCTGCAAACCAGCAATATCTATTCCTGAAGATCCTCCGTATGCCGAAGAGGAATCTGTCTTCTGGGAGAGCAAATCCAATTCATCAGTTGGAAGTAATCCACCTAACTTTTTAGCTGCTTTTCCCGCGGCATTAATATTATCACTGATTCCGGCAGACGCATCCTCTGCAGCCGCCATGCCTGTGGCTACATCATTACCCTTCTTCCCGGCAAATTTATCCGTAAATGCTTTAAATACATTCGCCAGCTGTACCAGTTTTCCCATCAGGGTATTGATCACCTTGATTGCCGGTGTCAGGACGTTGATCAATCCCTGACCGATTGCCGCCATAAAAGACTCAGTCTGCAGCTTCAGGATTCTGACCTGATTGGCCCAGCCATCAGAAGTCCGCATAAAGTCCCCAGATGCCGTCGCCAGTTTACTCTGAACAAAGGAATACCGTAGGGCTACCTTTTCTGCCTCCGACATAGCCGCAGTGGTCTTCCCGTAGCCGTTGGCCATAGCATAGGCATCCAGTGCCGTCTGTGTCATGACGACACCAAGATCTTTCAGACTCTCTGTTTCTCCAGTGAATACCGATTTCAGCTTTGTATATGCTTCGTCCTGAGATATGTTATAAAAGGATGCCACATCTCCCGCCAGTCCTGTCAGAGTGGTAGACATATCGTATGCCTGCTTCTCGCTGAATCCGAAAGCCTTGGCCATTGCACCGAAGGTTCCTGTGTACCTCTTGGCCATCGTCTCGGACAGTCCAAATGCAGTTGCGGCATTCTGCGCAAATTTATCTACCTGCTTTGACATTGCCGGGAATGTTACGTCCACAACATTTTGCACTTCACTCAGATCTGATCCCAGTTCGATACACTTCTCACTGAAATCTACGAGCTTTTTTACAGCAAAAGCGGCAGCCAGTTTCTTACCTACTTTCGTAGCCAGGCTCTGGATGCCGCTCATCTGCTTATTAAAGTCCTTTTTATTTACGACCAGATCTAATCCGATCTGTCCAACGCTTGTAGCTTCACTCATAACCAGCCTGCCTTCTAAGACAGGCACATCGGCACAGCGTCTTATAACTTCAACTCAAAAATCTTTTTACAGTCCTTATTTTTACAGCGGAAATAAATTCCTCTGCAATGTGCATCTTCCGTCTGCATTGCATTCACCGGATGCCCACAGTAAGGACACACTACTTTTTTCTTATCTACTTTTTCAATGTATATCGCCCCCTGCCAGAGAAATGAACGCATTCTTCAGTTGATCAAGGACTGCTGCCATATTATCAGGCGCTACCTTTTTTGCTCTGTTTGCACGCCATTCATTCCTGATTCTGTGTTGTTCCGGAGTAAAATGGTCTAAAATATCCTTATCCTCCTCGGCCCTGATTGCTACAATCCGTCCCAGCGGTGTCTCCGGTCCAATTCCAATAAGAAGATCCCTAAACTCATCCCACTTCATGGTATCAATTTCTTTTGACAGCCGGATCCCGTACTGCGCCTGGAAGGATGATACGATCAGACTGTAATCTCCGATCAGATCATAGTACGGGTCACTGCTCTCCCGGCTCTTCGTCTCCCGTGATCATGTCTACTGCTGCCATGATGATTGTCTGGAAATCCTTGAACTGGAGATTCAGTTTATCGATCTTTTTCCGATCCTTCTCATTAAAAATCAGTTCATATACCGCCAACACTTCTTTAGCTGATGCACCCTTCGAAAAAATACCCATGATCTTCAGCACAGTGGCTGCATCGGAATTTACTTCTACGGTAACATCCTTAACCTTCAATACCGGGTTCTCGTCAAAACTCAGCTTTTCTGTAATATCTACGATTTTCTTTGCCATAATAGCCTCCTGTTTTTATGCTGCGGGAGTAATCTCAGGTTTTCCATTGCTCATAATATCGAATTCCAACGGTGCCACAGCTGTAGAGTCTCCTGCTCCAATGTTCTTTACGTTCACCACTGCTCCGGCAAACAGCACCACGGTTCCGTCGGGGAATGTCCACTGGACATCTTTCTCTGCAGAGCGACCGTTTACCCACGCAAGTGCTGCTACAGCATCATTACCGGCATCTCCTACGTTACGTTTCGCAGTTACGGATATGGTAACTCCCTTACTGGTAAGCAGGCGTCTCACCCATCCTTTTTCTGTAAACGGATGCCATTCCTCTACTCCATTATCGAAAGATACACTGAATGTCTCGCAGTCCGCAATATCAACCATTTTCTTTTCGACACCGCTTGCTGCCGCATTGATCTGGAACTGGTTTTCATAGCATGGATATACTCCTGTAATAGGTGTGCTCATTCTTTTTCACCTTTTCCTTTCTCATAAATAACAGCCATCTCTATGACCCATTCGCAGATACCGGCATCATCTTTTCCGACATCCTGCGGTTCATAAAGAGGCTGTATAAATTTTATCAACTGATTGTTGACCGTTACATTTCTTGCAGCCTTCACCGCATCAAATGCTGTCATGGCTGTCTTCTCTGACTCTCTCGGCGAATTATTCCAGTGAATCAACAGGGTGACATATTTTGTCCCGTAAGATACAAGTTGTGGTCCTCCTAATGCTGTCTTATACTCCTGCTGATGTTTGCTGTTATAAACACCGATGGACTTCTCCTGCTTGTCCGGCAGGCTTCCCATATATACATGGTCTGCCAGTTCAATGGATTCCACATAATCCCGCACATCCGATAACATCATAATCCGGCAATCCTCCTGTATATTTGTTTGTATGCCTTTTGGCAGTACTCTGATTTCTTCCCAGAGATCCAGTCCTCATACCATTCGCCTCTTGCATTCGGATTCTCCGTCTTCTGGAAATGATATTCCGGGTGAAAATAAAGCCGTCTTGCATAGGGTGTGCTGGATATGATACTGACTTTTCCCTGGCTGCTCTCCGAATAATCGACAAAAGTGCTCTCGTTTTGCAGATTGCCGGTATCCCTTGGGAACACCTGTGCCTGCACCACATTGGTATGTAATGCCTCAGCGGTCTGCTCTAAAGCCATCACCTGTGCTCTCGTCAATTGTTGGATCTTCGGAAAATTCATCTTTACTGTGGAGTTTACACTGATCATACCAACAGCACCTCCGTATAGTTGACTGTTCCGTCCGGGTTTCTCGACTTACGCCCTTCCAGAATCCTGCGCTTACCCCCAAATATCACAGCACTTCCTCCGGATATAACCGGAAGCTCCGGGCAAATATCTCCTGGAAACAATGCTGCTCCTGTAATCTCTATCAGTTTCTTCTCGGCTGTCAGCACAGTCTTGGCTTTGTCCTGATAGTTACATTTTCCGGAATATTCCACCGGCTTCAATGGCTCCCCGTATTTGTTCAGTCCTTCCTGATCTATCGCAACAGAGATATCTGTCTTGCATAATCTTTTGGGCACCAGACACGGATATTTCATGGAATCACCTCGCAATTCTGCAACACAGACCCGTCTGCATCAGCAACGAATAGACATCCCGCTTCATGGCAATACCTTTTTCCATGAAAATATTCCAGGAACTTCCAAACTGTGCGGATACTCCATTTATGCTATAGCCGGATAAAATCGTATTGATTTCATCTGCATTCTCATATTCGAAATCTGCCTGCATGCAGACAACCTCTTTGATGGTCTCCTTTTGAAAAGCTGTCATATGGTCGAATCCTGCTGCCACAATCCGGTTAAATGTCAGGCTGTCAATATGCCGGGAGGCCTGACGAAGTGCTCTTTCAAGCTCTCCGTCAGGAATCACGCTACCATTATAGCTATCTTTATATTCTTCTTTTCTTACATAAGGTTTGTAGGACATATGCCCTCCTTACTCCCCGGTATACTCCGCGGTATCCACATCTACATAAACGCTATCCACTTTGTTGTCACGTCCATTCGGGAATACAAAGGTATCAGACAGAGATCTGTTCTGGTACAGGTATCCGTCTCCTTCGGTATGTGTTCCGGGATTGAAATAATAGATAGAAGCGATCTTGGGAACCGTCTTACAGGTCTGTCCGCATGCCACCAGTACATTGATCTTATGAGCTCCAGTTACTGCTTCGATATTATGCGTGCTGTCTGCTGCAACTTTTTTCAGAGGAGCAAATCCACCCTCAGCAGGCTCCCAGTCAAATGCATCATAGAAACGCTCATCATCGATAACTTCCATGATGGGTACGCCATCGATGTCTGTCACTCTGGTCTCGATACCAATACCGCCCTCAGCAATCTGTGTAAGTTCAATCTTACGGGTAAACTCAGTGGACTGCTCCAGTGCATCCATAATGGGACTGGCCACATACATAAGCAGGCTGCCATTTGCCTTGTACCGTCTCAACTTACCTTTTGCAAGTATATCCTTCAGCATTCCGAATACCTTTGCCTTGGTATAAGCTGAAATAGCAGTCTCGCTGTGGTATCCCTCTGTTTTCTGTGCCACCTGTGCCACACGGGAGAAGAACAGTGCATCTGTCTCAGGCACTACCTGAGTCTGTTCAAAGGTTTTGGAAATATTCTGCATGGATGCTGTTGCGTTGGTCTCATCCACATCTGCCTTGTCTACCAGGAACTGAACGTCTCTGTCATGGCTTACCGTAAAAGGAACATCTGTCTGATCGAAGGATCCCGTGTTCCAACCACCGGTTCTCTTGTGATTCTTATAACCTGTGGTGCTCATCTGTGTAAAGTGGAATGTCTTCGCATCCAGCCATCTTACATTAGATGTAATAAAGGGAGATGTTAACGCTCCCTGCATCAGGATCTGCAGGAGTTCAGGACTCCACTGCTGTGCATAGTTTAAATTAGGCATATCTTATACCTTCCTTTCCTTAGTTCCACCGATTCCATCTTTTGGTCGGTGTCTGTGTCTGTTGTACAGTCGCCTGCTGCGTATGCTGCGAAGGATCTCCTCCTGTTCCCACATGAAGGAAACCGGTAGTATCTGTCTCCTGCGGCTTTAATGCAGGAATATCCTCCAGCACCTTATTCAGCGCTTCCGTAAGTTTCTCGTTACTGATCTTTCCATCCTGTCCTACTGTCTGGCTGAAATCTGCCATCTTCAGTACATAGGGAATGGATGTTACACTGATTCCCAGTCCGACTGCTGCCATCGTCGCTGCCTGTTGGATCTGTGCCTGTCTTGCCTCAGCTGCTGCGGTTGCAGCCTGTTGTTGCAATGCTTCCACATTCGGCTGATTTGCCGCCTTCTGTTCCTTGAAGGTTGCTATAGCCTGTTCCACCTCCTGTTGGGAAAGCCCCTGCTGCTTGAAATAGGCTTTCAATGCCGTATCCTCTTTTGCCGCAAGCGTTCCATCCAACATCTGCTGGATTTTTCCATAGTCAATCTGCGGTGCTACATTCTGCTGTGACTGCTGATCAGTCTGTTCTCCTGACGGTGCTCCGCCCTGGCTCCCATCAGGGTTTAAGAATCTTCTTACTGTCTTGTAAAACATAACGTACTCCTTTCCATTTTGAGGGTGTCACCCTTACTGCGATCCATTGTCTTCGGTGTCTCCGGCCACGCTGCAGTTTATTGCCTTGCTCGTGTTTGGGCATAAAAAAACACGCAGTGAAGCGTGTTGATTACAGATGATTTGTTGCACCGGTGCAATTTTACTTTTCTACCACACAGATGTCATATTCCTGTGCACAAGTATGTTCAATCCGACATCCCCTCGCATCCTGCCATCCCTCGGCGAAATATGCAATGTCTGCCTGTGCGAGCAGTTCCAGCGATTTTCCCAAAAACCACAACGGCTTTGCATCTGCCGGTGCCCCCTCAAAGAAAGAGTCTATCACCTCCACCGGTTCTCCGACTGCCTGTTCCGCTTCCCTGATAGCCTGCTGCCTCTCTTCCTTGATTGCCTCATCCGTTTTTCCCTTCATAGGCTGGCTGATAAATAATTTCTTCATGTTTTTTCATCCTTTCTTTTTGGCATAAAAATACCACCAATCTACTGACTGGTGGCTTCGTGTTCTCTTATCATTTTTCGCAAACGGTCTTTATAGTCTTCGTAGCTTCTATCTTTTCCAAGGATATAGGCTGCATCCGCTCTGGTCCCAAATAATAGTACCTTTTCCCGTAATTCATGCAATTCCTTATCATTCTTCATCTTTTCTACGAATTCTTTCTTCAGCATAATTATCCCCGTAATATTTTAAAAAATGTTTCATATATCTCTGGTAGTTCATTTTTTATAAAACTTACAGTTTCATCATCCCCTTGATACAATGCTGCAAACACGTCTGCAAATATTTCCAGCTCTGTGTACCCCGGTTTACCTATATATTGTGATTCATGTCCGTATAACCCAATCACCTTGTTGTCTGTTATGCATGACATAATATCACTAACGAAATAATCGTACTCTAAATCCCCATTTTTATCAAGTCTACTTTGATATCTTTCCTTTGATTCCAAAATCCTTTTTTCTGTACTCTTAATTGCTTCTGAGAATTCAGTATGCATAGGACTACCGTATTCATTGTGGTCAATTCTATGGGCTAATTCATGTGCTAATACAGCCCTATAGTTCTCCTCCTCATATTGTGGATGTTTCGGATTGACAAATATCAAATCATTATCAAGATCATACGAAAAGGCATATTCTGACTTTCCATCTATCTGAATGCACTCATCTGTTGTGTACTGATCCATTAAATCTATCATGATCTGCGGAGTATCCGATCTCGGTACTTTCACCTCATCAGGAACTTTATACCGAACTTCTGTTTCCTGACTCCATTCTTTTTCCTTCTCGCAATACTTGCTTTTATTCTCAGGATCCAGTGAAAATGATGCTAATCTATGGAATTTCTTCTCCTGTCTCTCCGCATATTGCTGTCTTGCTTCTTTCCTGTTCTGTTCTTCGATATCTTCTATGTCTTTTTTACTGTATTCATTATCCAAATCCTCCAGTTCTGGAAAATAGGTAGTGTGGCTGTCTCTGCATCTAGGGTGGTATAGTCCTGCCGCGATTGCCGCGCTCATCAGTGGATATGGTCCGTCCTTAGCACTTCCACCGCTCCATACATCATCGATCAGTATCTTACCAACAAACGGTAAACACTTTGGGCAGGGATTTCCACGTTTATTCATGATCACCGTGGATATCCCCCATTCCTGCCTTTTCTGCCCTTCCCCCTGCAGGTATGCACGCTTACTGGCTGTCCGTATTGCCATGTCCGCATAGTCTGCCAATGTGTGCCTGGATCCATTGGCATATTCCACACAGTTAAGACCAGCGGCAATGAAATCCTTTGTAGCCATGTCTACCGCCTTCTCATAAGTCCCTGCTCCACTGTTGGCATATACCTGAGCATTAAAAATAATCTTGCGATATTGGTCATTTGCCATGCGCAGGACGGCTGTCTCAGCCTTTTCCATGTCTGATGTGGTCGCCCGGATCAGCGCCTCCAGCTTCCTCTGGTTCAACCGGAAGAATGCCGCCGATGCTCCCGGACTTACTCTTCTTGCCTGGAAACCTTTCTTTATAGCCTCCAGTATGGCTATCTCCTGCTCCATATCTCCTTCATCCCTGGCAGTACTGATCAGTGCTTCGATTCGGTTATTGATATCCTTGAATTTCGCACCGAACCGCTCCTGATTCTCTTTTCTGTACTTTTCCAGTGCCCGGAGTTGTTCTGCCTGCCACATGGACCACTGCTTGTCCTCATCGATTTCCTCAATCTTATGTCTTCGCATATTCCGGATCATGGAAGCAATGAGTTCATTCTCAATAGCTTGGAATGCTGCTCCGATATCATATTCTGAATTTATCTTAGGCATCTAATCACCTGCCGTTTGCATATACCTTGAATCCCTGGCTTTTAAACTGTCTGGTCAATGTCTTGATCTGCGTGACGCTGGTACAATGATCACATCGGAGTTCCGCATAATTACCTTTTTCCACTGCATAGATTCCTTTCGGGACCTGCTCACTGGCCACCTTCAGGAGCCCCTGGTATTCCTCCCGGTTCATCCGGTATGTTTTTTTCGCTACTTTTACTTCCATCACTGCCTCCTGTAAATCCGTTTATCCTGAATTCTCCTGCATCCGTCCTGATTTCCGGCTCCGGAATACTCTGAATACCCTGCTCTGCCTTGAGCCTTGCGATCTCTTCCTTTTTGCAATCATCATCCAGACTGTCACCATACAATTCCTCCACACAGCGCTCAATGCTCATGATTCCGCTCTGCTTTGCCTTACCAACTGTTTCCACCTGAGATTCAAATGAAGGATTGGCATATTCTCCAAATGGGAGATTTACCTCTACACTTTCCACTGCCTCATTCTTCATCAGGTGATATGCGTTGATACACATGGATACTACCTGTGGCAATACTGTCTGAAGAGTTTCCACGATAATATTTCTTGTGTACAGCGTTGTTTTTTCCTTTTCACGCTGCGCTTCTGCATTATCCAGTTTTTTTACATCAATCCCCAGTGTAGAAGGACTGATGATCCCCTGCAGGCAAAGGTCCAGTGCTGTACAGTAGGAAGCCTGATAGCTGTCATGAGGAATGCTCGGCTGGTCTGTACTGATTACGTTTTTCTGCCCTTCGCGCTGGTCTCCTTCTGCTGCAAAATATCTGTTATCGAACGGATTCGGTGTTATCGCAGCTCCTGTTTTCGGATCCCTCGGAACCAGACAGTCCGGAATATATGTTTTTGCTCTTCCTGCTCTCAGTGCATCCATCCACTGGCTCCATACTTCATCCAGCGCATCATAGCTGTCCACCTTTCCGTCAAAGATGCTTCCGCCACGTCCTTCATATTTTGCCGACTTATAGAACATCATAGGCACCGCCAGCATAACGCTTTTATCGAAGGTCACGTCTTCCAGTGAATCGGTTATCTGTAATGTAGTCAGCGGAACCTGTCTGTTATCCAGATACAGTTCGTTCTTTACATACCCATATCCATATATCTCATTGAGCACATATGTCTTGCCTCCTCCGCTGTATGGTGTCTTAAATATTACTTCCCTGACCTTGTCCTTTTTCCGGATGATTTCGACACGATCCCCGGCATACCATTCTAAAATAGGATACTTACTGAGCTCTGTATCAATGGACACTTTAAAAGCCCCGTCTCCGATATACAGCGTCTCTTTGATTGCATCCTCTATCTTATCGGCAAAGTTATTATTCTCAGGCTTTGCAATGTCTTTCCATATCTGTTTCTGCTTTTCATTCTCTGAGGAAAATTCAAATTCCCCCATATCCGGAAGGACTACTGCTGCCAGAGTTCTCACCGTAAGCGCCGGAACACCTGTGTGGATCTTGCGCATTTCCATCCCCGGTGTACTCTTGCTGGACCAGAATTTATATTTATCTGCATATTCCGCATTCTGCTCATAGAACTGCTCAAGTTCGTTGCTGTCACCACGATACCAGATGCGGTTTCGGATCGCATTCCCCTCGAAGTCCATCATCTCATTGATATTGAACACATAGGGATTCGCCGGAGAAACATTCAGCCAGCTCCGTATACCTCTTTTGATATTCTCATTTATCTTTTCCATCAGGTTCACCTCTGTTTATCCTCCTCGAATCCAATCATATTCCGGTATGGAATCCATCCGTACTGGTTTGCATTGATCGTATGGTCGTTCTTATCCTCCGGTACCGGGACATCCTCTTCCTCGTCCCATGAATAGCGTTCCAATTCCGAGATATGGTTTGTACAATCCTCAACTACCAGATAGCAGTCCTGCTGGATCCATCCCAGTTGTAAATTGATACGGTCCAGTATTGTTACCTTCTTGTAGGACTCAATGAAATTATAAAGGCACCCATGCAGGCGCTTATACTTCCGAAGTTCTGTTATTGTCGCCGCATCTGCGCAGTCAATAAAAGACTCTTTTGCAAATCCCCATTCCGATCTGCATCTATCCAGAAAAGCTATAAACTTTACCGCTGTGTCAGAAGGAGCCAGCGGCACACTGAGATCCGCATTGCTATATACCTTCTCAGCTAGTGTGATCAGCTTGCGGTCATCCGTAATGCCCTGGAAGATCATTGCAATAGTATCCGGAGATTTTGAGGAATATGATGTATCCAGTCCTGCTGTAAACTTCCTGAAACGGATATTCCCATCCGCAATCTGTTTCTTCACCCACGCAGCAGTAACAACATGTTTCTTTCTGACAAAGTTGGAGAATACCAACCCTGTCGCTTTTCCGCGGAGACCTTGAATCTTGTTTTTCCAAATTTTGGTACCCTTAGGTGTGTTTTGCAGGATCATCTGCAGCTTATCCGGTGGAAGGCCTGCATTGTCTTTAAAAGAAAAGAACCAATGGATCCATCCGTCCTTTGGCTCTTCTTTCAGTTCCTCTATGATTTCCTGCGGTGTCTCATCCTTCCATTCCGGAAGAGGACGCGCACAGTTGATATATTCTTTATACACCGGCAGTCCCGGATCATCCGGGTTCAGTGTTGCCATCAGATAATCACATCTCATGGATGCTTCTCTGACAAAATCTATGTCTGCGGTATTTACTTCATCTATGTACAGACAGCCATATTGTCCACCCAGGGCCTTCTTCCACTTTTTCTTGTTACCGTAGCCCAGCACATAAATTACTTTATCCCCCTTGCCAGTATGCAGAATCAGATGCGGAATCTTATCGTCTTTGGTTCCGCTGCCGTTATACTCCACCAGGATCCCGAAATCATCCAATATACCAAGGTCCTTGTTGATGATGTTCTTCTCAGCAGTTCCGGTGTCATCCGCTGCAATGATATGCAGCTTCTTGGGGCTTTCCGCCACCTTAAGCATAAACTTGAAGATTCCTACCGTTGTTTTACCTGCCGCCGTGGTTCCTTCCAGGAATTCCACCGGAGCATCACATTTCAGGAATGCTTTGTATTTCTCTGACAACAGGAGCTTACTTGCGCTCATTACCCATCACCACGCATCTGTCTGATCAGGTCATCCAGTTTACTCTGTTCGGACTTGAGTTCTCCGGAGATCTGGACATCCTGTTTATCTCTCCATTTATCCGGTTTTCGGTTCTTCAACCAGAATATTTGGGCCGTGGTATCCGGCTCTACTTCTTTTACTTTTCGTTCCACAAGCATTTCTTTTGTTTTAGGGAACTTCTCTCTTACAAGCATCAGCTCATCATCTGTTGCCTCCGGATGCTCCAGTTTGTAGCGATTCATATATTCAAATAGCTTTTGACTATATTCTTCCTGCTCCATCGGAACGCTTACATATTTGTCTTCTGTATACCGATATCCCAGTGCCCTTTTCAAGAGCGCATTTTCCACTTGCAGGTCCACAACTTCCTTTCCCCTTTTTAGGGTGTCCGAAATGTCCGGATACAATTTTTTCCATTCATTTAATGTAGACCTAGAGATTCCCATATTACTAGCGATCTGCTCTTCTGTTAGTCCATCCCTTGTCCATCCTTCCAGCTTTAGTAAGCCTTCCGGTGTCAGCCAATATTTATATTTGCCTTTTGCCATCTGCTCACCATCTCTCTAAAGTTGCACCGGTGCAACTCCACGAAAAAAGGCAACGCAGCTATCTGCATTGCCCTGTCACTAATTTATCACGATACTATATTATCACATTTGACATGCGAAATCATGCCATCTTTTACTTTAACTCCCCAATATACCTTCCAATCTGTTCTATAGTCTTAAAAACTATCCTCTTCATTTGTCTCTCACTGTACGAGGCACCACCGATTTTTAGGTAGGGAATCGGTGCTCTGAGACCTTTACTCCAGTACCTGATTCTTATTACCTTCTGTTCTTCTGGTCGAAGAGAATTATATACAAATTCCACTGCCTCAATCTCTTTCTTGATCCGTTCATGGTATACGGATGTCATCTTCAGGGCTTTTGCCTCTGTGACAGACTGTGCCTTGTCTCTTTCCTTGGCAGGATCCGACGGACGACTGCTGCCTCCCGCCGGTGATGCCATAATGTCCGATATGTACTCCTCATATTCTTTCTTGCGTTGGGGATACCGTAATAATATAGTTTCGATAATCCTCCAGCTTGCTCTGTTAATTCTTTGCATCGATGCTTTCTCCTTTCTGTTGCACCGGTGCAATTTCCGGTGCGGTTGCTATGCTACTCTGTTATATTTGTGCTGCATCTCTTCGATGTCATCTATCAGGTAATACTGGACTGTCATGTCCGGCTTTGCATGTCCCAGTAATTTACTTACCAGCAATACATCCCCAGTCTTGCGATATAACACGCTTGCAAATGTCTTGCGATACACATGCACGGTTGCTGTTATTCGGGATACTCCGCCACGCACAGCCATCTCCTTAGCGAGCTTTTCAATGCCATACTCTTTCATTCTGTTATGCGGTGCCCGATCTGCCAAAAACAGCGGATCTGTCCCAGGCCTGTCCCCGATGTAATTTCGTAGTGCCATCACCGCCACCGGCGTAAGCATTCCGGTACGGTAGGTGTCTGTCTTCTCGGCATAGATTGATACCTGCTTATTTGTCAGATCAATATCTGACACGTTGAGGTAAGAGATTTCACCTACTCGCATGCCGGTACAAATCATCAATTCAAACAAAGCTTTTTCTTTCGGTGTCTGCAGTGCGTAGCGGATAGTTTCAACTTCCTCATCTGTCAATCGTACCTTCTTTTTCTTGATCTGCTTAACCTTATCTACTCCGTCAACAATATTGTCCTGGATATGCCTCTTTTTAAATGCCCAGGAAAAGAATGTGCATAAGTACCGGTATATTGTGGATTTATAATTGTGGCTGATGTGATCACGATAGGACCTTATAGCAAGATAATCTGTAATATCCTGCGCTGTCACATATTTATAATTCTTATTCACAAATTCGAAGAATTTCTTTATTATCCCAATATAGCTTCGTATTGTCCCTGCATGGAGTCCTGCTGCCACGCCGTCTACACAATACCTTTGCATTAACCACTCATTGTCATGCTCCATAGTCATAGGTAGCTGTTTGATCTCTGCTAGCTCAAAGTCCTGTAATTTTACATACAAGGTGATTTTCATGCGGTCAATCTGTTCCTTGCTTAAAAAATCGTTCAATTCATAGGCAACTTCGTTGATCAGGTCGTT